TTCTGACGCCTCGACTACTGCAACTGATACTGCTGATAGTTCAATCACCGCAACTTGGAAAGAAGGAAAGAACTTTATTCCAATTCCAAGTTCTGTTGTGTCTGTAGTGCAAGTATTTCCATTTACCGATACTGGTGCCGGAAGTAATATGTTCGATATTCGTTATCAGTTGCGATTGAATGATCTATTCGATTTTTCCTCGACATCTATTATTCAATATCAACTGACAATGGACAATATTGATTTATTGGAACACATACTTGTTGGTGAAACTCCTATTCGTTTTAATCAACACCAGAATCGTCTTTATGTTGACATGGATTGGGAAAATGATGTGACAGCTGATGTTGACTATATTATTATTGAATGTTATCGTAAACTTGACCCCACCACATACACAGATGTTTATGATGACATTTATTTGAAAAGATACGCAACCACTCTTCTCAAAAAACAATGGGGAGCAAACCTCAGCAAGTTTAATGGTGTAACCATGCTTGGTGGTGTTACCATGAATGGTGAACAGCTTTATACTCAAGCATTAGAAGAACAAAACAAACTTGAGGAACAAATTCAACTTGCATTTGAACTGCCAATAAATTATATGATAGGATAACTCATGGCAGTTAATACAGCATTTCATACAAGCAATCTTCATTCCATTGCAACAGAAAGAAATTTATATAGTGACCTAATAAAAGAGGCTATACAGATTTATGGCCATGACGTTTACTATATGGATCGTGATCTTGTGGCAGAAGATACAGTATGGGGAGAAGATTCTCTTTCTAAATTTAGAACACAACATCCCATAGAAATGTATATGGAAGATGCTGATGGTGGATTTGCTGGTGAAAAAGAATTAATGAATCAGTTTGGTTTGCAGAATTTAAGTGAAGCAACCTTTGTTGTAAATAAGTCTCGTTTTCAAGAATTAGATAGACAGATACAAATTCAAGATGGAACAGATACTAGTTCTGGTGGTTCAATACAATTAGAAGCTGGAACCATAGATCAATCATCATTATCATCAACATTAAGTACAGTTACAAAAAGTTTTATCTTTGATGAAAGTGGTGAGAAGGTAGTTTTAGAAAACGATAATGAAGGAAGAATATTATCTGAAGAAAGTGGTAATGAGTTTTATATTGTTTTAGATACAGCTGCAACGGACTCTGATCGACCACAAGAGGGTGATGTAATTTATCATCCAGTTTTGGATAAGATGTTCCAAATAAATTTTGTGGATCACGATGAGCCATTTTATCAGTTAGATAATAATCCTGTCTATAAGATGAGATGCCGTTTGTACGATTACAGTTCTGAAATTATTGATACTGGTATTTCAGATATTGATGCGATTGAAAGTGAACAAACACAAAGCGCACTTATCTACCAGTTTACTCTGGAACAATCTTCTGCTGTCAATGAAGATATTCAATTGGAATATGGTACTGATGACGATGTTGCTTCTGGATTGTTACTTGAAGAAACAGATGGTGATAATATAGTTGGTGAAAGTGATAGCACTTCTGTTGGTGAGAGTATACTTCTGGAAAGGCCTGCTGACACGGGTGATGATGCATATCTGATACAGGAGGACTATATAGTAGGAGACTTTGATCAAGACAAGACATCTCAAAATGAAATGTTTGAAATTAAGAGTAGAACAGTTTTGGACTTCAGTGAATCAAATCCATTTGGCGATGTAGGGAGTAGTTCATAATGTTAGGACAACAATTTTATCACGAAACAATACGAAACATTGTTGTTGCTTTCGGTACGATGTTTAATGATATTCAGCTTGTTCGTAAAGACAATTCTGGAACAATAACACAAACCATGAAGGTTCCTCTTGCGTATGGACCAAGAGAGAAATTTCTTGTGCGGTTGCGTGAAGATGCAGATTTGACAAAACAGGTTGCAATTACTCTTCCTAGAATTGGTTTTGAAATTAAAAATCTTTCATATGATTCTGCTCGAAAAATGAGTAGAGTTCAACGATTTAAGAAAGTAAAGGGAGCAAACACAAAACAATTAGACACACAGTATATGCCTGTTCCATATAATCTTGAATTTGAATTATATGTTATGGCAAAACAATCTGATGATGCTCTGCAAATTGTAGAGCAAATACTTCCTTACTTTCAACCAGATTATGCATTAACTATTAATGATATGGCTGATATGGGTATCACTAGAGATATTCCTATTGTTTTGGGCGGTATTGGATATGAAGATAGCTATGACGGTGATTTTACTACTCGTAGAGCATTAATATATACGTTATCATTTACTACTAAATTTTATCTATACGGACCAGTAACTTCTGCTAAAGTTATTAAAACTGTGCAAGTTGATCAGTATACAGACTTGCCAGATAAATCACCAAAACGTGAGCAAAGATATAAAGTTACTCCGAAACCTTCAACTGCTGATGCTGATGATGATTTTGGATTTAGTGAAACTACATCGTTCTATCAAGATGCTCAGGGTTATAATCCAGAGACAGGTGAAGATGATAATAAATCATGATGACGAAAGATTCTAGATTAAGAATTGACAAAGAACTTGGTGTTATAGATAAAATTGTTCCTAAGATTATACCTGATAATTCTGAGGTTGTACCCTATAAGATTGAGGGTGGGGATGATATAGAAAAAGACTATGAATACCAAAGGGAAAACTTTTACAATTTGGTTGAAAAAGGTTCAGCTGCAATAGATGGAATACTTGAGCTTGCAAAAGAAAGTGAGCACCCCAGAACGTATGAGGTGGCTGGAAATCTTATCAAACAGGTAGCAGAGGTAACTGAAAAATTAGGTGATTTGCAAGAGAAAATGCGTAGGTTAAAAGAGGTGCCAAGTAATGCACCGAAGAGCGTAACAAACGCATTGTTCGTTGGCTCTACTAAAGAACTTCAAACTATGTTAAAGGATAAATTAAAGGATGAAAGTGGCTGAGAATGGAAACATACTTAGGAAATCCTAATCTAAAGAAAGCCAATGTTGCTCAAGAGTGGACTCAGGAAGAGGTCAAGGAATATACTAAGTGTATGAATGATCCCCTGCATTTCATACAGGAATATATTAAAATTATTTCTTTAGACCTAGGCCTTATTCCATTTAAGCTTTACGATTTTCAGAAGGAAATGATAGGGACATTTCATAATAATCGGTTTACTATCTGTAAACTTCCTAGACAATCTGGAAAATCCACTACTATCATAGCGTATTTGTTGCATTATGTTTTATTCAATCCATCAGTGAACGTAGCAATTCTTGCAAACAAGGCTGCAACTGCAAGAGATTTGCTTGGTCGGTTGCAACTTGCATATGAGAATTTACCCAAGTGGTTACAGCAGGGAGTAATGACATGGAACAAAGGAAGTTTGGAGTTAGAAAATGGCAGTAAAATATTGGCATCTTCTACTTCTGCAAGCGCTGTTCGTGGTGGGTCTTACAACATTATCTTTTTGGATGAATTTGCCTACGTCCCAGCAAATGTTGCCGAACAGTTTTTTAGTTCAGTTTATCCTACAATAAGTTCTGGTACGACAACTAAAGTGATGATTGTTTCTACACCACACGGTATGAATATGTTCTATAAGTTGTGGACTGATGCAGAGAATGAAAGAAACTCATATATTCCTATTGAGGTGCATTGGAGTGAAATTCCCGGCCGCGACGAAAAATGGAAAGAAGAAACAATCAAGAATACTTCAGCATCACAATTCAATACAGAGTTTGAGTGTGAATTTCTTGGGTCTATTGATACATTAATTACACCACAAAAGTTAAGAACAATGACATATATAAATCCCAGGCAATCTAATGCTGGTTTAGATTTGTATGTAAAACCACAGGAAGGACATACTTATCTATTGACAGCCGATGTTTCCCGTGGAACATCAAATGATTATTCTGCATTTGTTGTATTTGATGTATCGGAAATGCCTTATAGAATTGTTGCAAAATATAGAGACAATGAGATAAAACCACTATTGTTTCCTTCTAAAATATATGATATTGCACGAGCATACAATCAAGCATTTGTACTTATAGAAATAAATGACATTGGTGAACAGGTTGCAACTACTATGCAGTTTGACTTGGAGTATGACAACCTTATTATGGCTTCTATGCGTGGACGGGCGGGACAAGTCCTTGGAGGGGGGTTCTCAGGTGGCCGAGCGCAATTAGGAGTAAGAACTACCAAAGCAGTAAAAAAAATTGGTTGTTCTAATCTTAAACAATTAATAGAAGATAACAAGTTAATAATAGAAGATTTAGATATTATTAGTGAATTATCCACATATATTGTGAAGGGTCACTCTTTTGAAGCTGATGAGGGTTGTAATGATGATTTAGTTGCATGTTTATTCTTATTTGCATGGACTTCTGATCAGACATATTTTAAAGAATTAACTGATATGGATGTACGACAAACCATGATGAGAGAACAACAAGACGCTCTAGAACAGGATATGGCGCCATTTGGATTTGTTGTTACTGGGTTAGAAGATGAAAATATTGGAGAAGTTATAGATGAATATGGTACAAGATGGAATCCAGTGATACGAGACTACGGTTCAAACTGGTAAAAAACTAAATAAATTCAATTAAATCATTATCTGCCTTGATCCAACAATTTGAGCACAATATTGTTGAGTTGTCTACTAAATAAAATATTTCTTTACGACTTTTATCATTAGTGCCAACTCTCTTTGTTAATTTTCGTACTTCTGAATCGTGAGGATAGAATTTGAGACATATAGTTTCACTCTCTCCACAATGGTTACATGACTTATCTGATAAGAATTCGTTAAGTAGAATGATTCTTTTTCGATAATTTCTACGAGCCACCTTTTTGATTGTGTCTTTATATTTTTCATAATGTGCATTTGTCATGAAATTATTTATATGTTATAACACTTATAAAAACAGTTTTTAAAGATTAGTTTTTTATAAATATTATTGCAATAACAAAAAAACACTCTTAAATTAAGGAGTAAGAACATGAGCTTTTTAGTTTCACCTGGCGTACATGTCAGAGAAATTGACCTTACAAATGTAATTCCTTCAGTTCAAACCACTATTGGTGCGATTGCAAGTGCATTTGAAAAGGGTCCAATATCCTCTGTAACATCAGTCAGCTCAGAAGAAGAATTGATTGCTATTTTTGGTAAACCCAAGACAACTAGTAATCAGTTTGAAAATTGGTTTGCTGCTGCAAATTTCTTGCAGTATTCAGACCATCTTAAAGTAGTTCGTTGCGAATC